GCGGTATCAATGCGAGAAAAGTTGCAACTACCGGATGGCTGGTGCTCCTCGGGGCTGATCGCGAAGGAATACACGTTGATTGGATTAGGGGCTGCAACTGGAATGACTGAGGTCTGGTCGATTAATCGAGTAAATCCACCACCCGTGTGGTGTTGGTAGGGTTGAACCTTCCAGAAGTAGTCGCCATATCGCTCATCGAATCGGTCCTGACCGTTGAGTTGGATACGAGCACGATTGACGATATCATCGTAACTGAATGGGCGAGTGAAAGCAGCAGCACCTCCTGGAAGAGAGCAGTCGGTCTTGCGTGCATCTTGAAAGACCCAGATGAGTTCCTTGACTGGGTGATTCAAGGTCAAGTCAATGCGTCCAGAAGAGGTTGTAATCGTTTGCTCTCCTGAGAACTGAAGTTGCTCAATCAAGTACTCATGACTTGCCTGGGCAAATCGTCGGCGCTCCTCGACATCCAAATAGACATAGTCAAGATAGAGTGCCATGTCTTGGAGTGGAGTAAGAGCGGCTGCGGCTGCAGCGAGTTGAGCGGCTGTTGCACCTGCACCTTCGACGAGGTTGATAGTATCCTCGAGTGTGATGTTGAATCGCACCTCGTGGTATTGAAGTGCAATCAATGGAAGCGCTAGACCTGGATTACGGTTGAACCAGAACTGGAGAGGTATATACAATACATTTGGGCGGCCTTGGCATGTCACGGCTGAAGTATCTGCACTGCTGTAGAGACCTCCGACCATGTTGTCCAACTTGACGGCGGTGTCAAAGTCTGCGGTCAAGGTCTCCCACAAGTAGAGCCACTCACCGTAATGTGTATCGATGATTTGACCGCCAATCTCTACCTCAATTTTCTTGAGAAGGAGATATCCAAGACGGCGCTGTGCACCTCCCGTCCAGCGCACAGCTGCAGATGCGTCGGTTGCAGGTAAAGAGACTTCAATATAGGTCTTCCAAATAAGGTCTGCGTTACGATTGACAACGGCTACGACGCGTTGTCCGTAGGTGGGCATACCTGTGAAGTTCACGCGGAACGCTTCAATGGCAAAGTTGGTATGACGCTTGAACAAGACCTTCCAAAAGGTGATGTGAGGATTTCCAGTGATATACGCATCTTGTGCACCATAGGCAACGAGTTGAAGAAGACCGCCACCCATTATGTTTATATTCTCGGAGGATAAATTCTACTTCAGCGTCCGCGCAAGAAAGTGTTCTGTAAAGACAATGTATGGTGGCAAGTTTCTTGCCAATGGTGCAGATACCTGCGTGTATGACCCTCCGGTGAGTTGTGACCCTCCGAATCCATCGATCGACGTCGAAAACAAAGTCTCACGCATTGTGTCGGCAAGTTCGGGTGAACGCGAGAAGCAAGCATTTCTTCAAAAAGTGATACAAGACGTCGAACCGGTCTTTCCATCCATTCGAGACTATGTGAACTTTGCGACGGATTCGTGTACTCCTAAATTCAAGCCTGAAGACGAACAACAATCCTGTAAAGTCAAAGACCTTGGTAGCGGTCCGCTCGTCAATCTCATCACGCCTAAACAGGGAAAGGATTTTTTCAGACTTCAGGTCACTCCTGACTTCAAAGTGAAGTTTCCAACCTACATGATGTTGCTCGCAACTGCAATGAGTTATCTGAATGAGTATGGATTGATGCACACCGACTTACATGGTGCAAACATTGCGTTGATGAACAATAAGTTGGTTGCACACGATTGGGGACGGTCCTTCGACAGTCGTAACGAGAAAGTGCTCAACAACTATTTGGAGTGGGCCAAACGCACAAGTGCATTGAAGAATCGAGCTGAATATCGCTACATTGTACCGATTCTCGACAATAGCGGATACTTCCAAGGACTTATCAATCGAACTACGAAAGACGGAAAAAAGAAACTACAGATGATTCTCACTCGATCATGGGATACCTTGGCATTGATAGGAACCTCTGAATATGAAAGTCTTATCCCCAAGGATGCAGTCGACAAGTTCTTAACTGCATTTGTTCGTATTGTAGCACAGAAAGGCGGAGACTTCTCTGTGCGTCTGCGTGAAATCATTCCTCTTGCGTTCGTATCGAGTTCTGTGATTCCACCTCCTCCTCTACCACCGATCAAAGTCAAAAAGACTCGAAAGGTGAACTCGAAGCCCAAGAAGACTCGGAAAGCAAAAGTGGTTCCACCTCCTGTGGTTCCTCCTGTGGTTGCACCTGTGGTTGCACCCCCACCTCCTGCGATTTCACCCATGGTTGCGCCTGTGGTTCCACCGCCCGTGGTTGCTCCTGCGGTTGCACCTGTGGTTGCTCCTGCGGTTGCTCCTGCGGTTGCACCTGTGGTTGCAGTTAAGCCAAAAAAGACACGAAAGGTTAAGTCAAAGAAACGCAAGTCAGTTCCCGTGGTTCCACCTCCTGTGGTTGCACCTCCTGCTCCTGTAGAACCACCCAAGTCAATAGCTAAGTCTATGTATGTCAGTCCTTCCGTTTCAGATAAAGAAGTGGCTGAACTTCGTGAAGACATTGCAGTCTGCGATGAAGAAGTGGATGAGTTACGAAAGAAAATGCAAGACATTGCAGAACTGACAAAGCTCGGTCCTCGACGAGGTGGAACTCGAAGAAACTCTAGACGATGAGTAATGAGAAGTCGTATCTCCTCCAAGTTCGATAAGTGTGTCAAGAGCGTGCGAAAAACGGTGAAGGCTCGTAAGGGATCGAATAAAGAATCGGCAGCGATTGGGATTTGTACCAAGTCGGTCTTACAGACACGAGGACGCACCATGAAACGCTATCGCAAAGGACGCTTGACTACACAGAAACTGAAAGTGCTTGCTTAGCGGCTAACTGTTCAGCCTTTTTGCGTGTGCTTCCACTTCCGTAGGCTATGTGCTTTCCATTCGCATCACACACTGCAACGCGTATCTCATTCTTCTTTGGGTCATTCGATAACATCTCGTAGGTCGGTGTCAACTTCAGTTCACGCTGACAATGCTTCTGAAACAAGTCTTTATAGTTCGTCGTCTCATGAATCACTTCTTCAATGTCTAGGTATGCCTCCATCACAGAGGTTACAAAGGTATACACGATATGAAACCGATTACCGCAGTCCGTCCACAATGCACCGATAAAGGCTTCAAAGATATCCCCTAGTTTCTTGGTATTGTTACGCCCTGCAATGGCGGGTGATTCTTCATTGTGACGAGAGATCACATAGAACTTATCCAATCCGATTTGTCTCGATAACTGACCAATACATTCGTTATTCACCAACACCTTACGGGCATCGGTTAAGAAACCCTGCTTCTTTTCAGGATACTTCTTACGAAGATACGTCGCTACACAGACACCTAAGACCGAATCACCTTCGAACTCTAAACATTCATACGATTCGTCTTGAAGTGGCATGACACCGTTTGGACAGGGTGCAAGTTGGGCTGGCGTTCCATCGGGGGTTGTGTAGTCCGTTCGTCGGACATAGGTTGTGTGGACCATCGCAGTCTGAAACACTCGCACATTCTGTGCTCGATAGTGTGGCAAACCGTGTTTATGAAGGAGTTTGTGTATATCACGTTCAGTGAATGGGCGATTGGAGGAGTTGTAAGGACAATAGGATTCCATTACAGTCTATTGTTGACTTGATTTAGGTCCGTTTTAATAATATTGAGGAAACACCATGCGCAAGAGGCTGTAGACAACACCGAACACGGCTGCGTGTGTGACAACCTGAACGAGGTGAGATGAGCCTGGAGGGAGTGACAAGAGAACGCCAGGCGACAACAGAATGAAGAGAAGCACGGGAACAATTACGTTGAGGTCCATTTATATACTATCATTTAAAAATATCTTGCGACAACATCATACATTAATGGAAAAAGCTTTAGTGACTCTGACTGCCCGTGTTGTTCGCGCCCATCGAGAGATGGCACCGTGTATCGCGAGAATCCATACAGGGTTCATGGTAGAAACGAATCTTCAAACTCTAGAAAAAGACCTTCAACTCCTGCAAGAGATGCTCCGACAAGTTCGAGAAGCACAGAAAGCACCCCCTACACGAACCTATCTATCACTCAAGTAATGCTTTCAGTTCAAACGAATATTCATCTGCAATCAATGTGCGTTCATGACGACGCATAATCTCTTTCATTACATCTTCCCCATGTTCGGGAAGAATCTCAAGTAAGTAGTTCTGAAGTTGCTTCTTTGAAAGCGACCACCCCTTTTTCCATTCCCCTGGCTTTTTCACTTGAAACACCATCTTGGAGGCATTGAGTTCAATCTTTGCAGGTAACGAGGTAGATTCAGTATACGCAGCGGCTAAATCCAACTCAAGCGTTTGTCGATGTTCGCGAAGGTCTTTTGCGCGAGTGTTTACGTCTGCGAGTTGCTTGTTGTTTTCCAAATAGCGAGTGAGTATTGGCTTTAGAGTGTCCATACAGTCTCTTTCTTCTACGACGAGTTTCCGTTTTCTTGCCTCCGTTCTTTCCTTCTTTGACTAAGGTCCGTCCTATATATCGTTTCTCAGTTTTACTAAGCTCTCTTCCACTTTCCTCTACCAGTTCCGAACATGAAAAGTCAAAGAGTATAATGTTCTTTACACCTTCTTTTTGTAAAAATGTGACAATCGTGGATAACCGAAGCAAAAACTCTCCTTCACTCTTTTTAGAACCCCGAGTATCCGTGGCTCCATATCGTCCCGATACAATGATTGAATGCAGATCCGGTTGACCCTCTACATTGACTGCAATGATCTTATAGTCGTCAACACTTTTAAGCCCTTCACCATCGGATCTACCAAACTCTTTATTAATCATAGTCTTCCCAGATTCATAGTTTACGATTGAAAACCCCTTATTTGTGTGAAGTAAAAAGTTACTCATATCCTCATCTTTTTGGGTTTTCAACTGACTTCGGATAGTAGGTATCGTGTCGGATTCTATCTTTTTTAAAGATTGAACAAGGGGTGTGAGTTTAGGACCTATCTCTTCATATTTTAGTTTTGGATTACCGAACACCTTACGGATGGAGGCATTCGCTATTGTTATTCCCTCTTCCGTAGTTACATTACACACTCCTGGAGCCACTGCACTTACCTTTATGATCCGCATACCTTCTGGGACTGTAAATTCCCCTACAGCTCCATTTTTAACCGACATTTGTCCATGAAGGGTTATTGATAGAACCACTGTCTCTGGAAACTTTATTACCACTGTCTCTGGAAACTCCATTAATACTAGTGTATAAAGTATCCGAAGTGAATAAGGGATGTCTGTCTTTGACGAAGACGAAATCGAACGACTACGCCAAGTCTACAACAAGGAACATCCACGC